GACCGTCCGCCGCGCGCCGCGCCCATCCACGGGCTGGCCGGCTTCGGCCGGAGCTCGCTCGCCGTCGTGACCCCCACGCTCTCCGCGATGGGGATCCAGGTCTGCCCGGTGCCGACGGCGGTCCTCTCCACCCACACGGGCGGGCTGGGCGAGGTGGAATACCGCGACCTGACCGACTATATCCGTCCCTGTTTCGAGCATTACCAGCGGCTGGGGGGGCGGGGCGGGGGGCCCCCCAGCCATACGTCCAACGGCTCGGAGCTCTTGGCCAATGTGCGGGCCGCGCCGTCCCACGCCATCGCGGCGGCGAGGCGCAGCCCATCGGTCGCTTTGGATTGCGTCGGGCACAGGTCACGCAGCAGACTGTCGAAGCTGACAACGATGCTGTCACGGCGGAGCATGGACTGCATGGCCATGCCGAAGTCGGCCCGTGGCGGTCCGATGACCGCGTGCAATGTCGCGCCGTATCCGCTCAGCACACGGTCCTGGCGCATCGCGTTGCAATGCTTGCACGCTCGGCGCAGGTTGGCCACGGTGTCCCTGCCGCCATGGCTGAACGGGATGATGTGGTCGTCCTCGGTAGCGGTGATGGAGCAGCCCGGCATGCCGAGCCAGCACCGGTTGCCGTATGTCGCTATGACCTTCGCGCGGATGCGTGGATCTACGGTCTGTCTTCTCATGCTTTACCTTTCTCTCGTTGGGTGAGTATCCAGCCGTTCACGTCCTGTTCGGCGTACATGATCGAGTTGCCGATGAGGATTGGCGGCGGTCCGATGATCGGGATGGACTGCCGCCACCGGATCAGCGTGCGTTTGCTGACGTTCAGTCTGGTCGCGGTCTCGGTGGTGGTCAGCATGCTGATGCGGGTCATGCCGTGGCCTTGTTCCTGAGCAGCAGCGCGATCTGTTCCAGCTTCGCGGCGACAATCGGCCAGTCGGCCTTCGATATGTCCGACCAGACCATGCGCGGCCCGTCCGGGCAGATGATGTTCTGGCCTATCTCCACGTCACCGGGCTGCGGCAGGTCGTGGTCCTCGATGTCCAGTGCGATGCAGATCTGCGGTTTCAAAACAGTGGCTCACCTTCATATGCGGTTTGTGGTTTCGTCTGAGGCCGGTATGGCGTGTATGTCGTGGCCCACTTGCGGAAGCTGCGGCAGTCGGTGCGCCAGGTGCCGACACGGTACACCGGCAGCCCCTCATCTTTGAGGCTGAGCAGCGATGGCACGTTCGGCTCGCCGAGCGCCCGGCAGACCTGGAACAGTTCGATGTCGGTGCGCCCGTTGTTCGCCGCGATGCGGTCCACAGCGTCGGCGAAGCCCTGCATGAGCATCCTGCGCGATTCCTCCGGATAGTGCAATACCTCGTGCAATGACGGCTTAATCGATGGCATAAGACCACATCCCGCACCATTTGGCCAGTGTCAACAGCAGAGACTCGGAATCGTACATCTTGCCGGCGGTGGGAGAACGGTAGACGGGAGCTGGCACGCCCTTCTCTCCGTAGGCCATTTTCAGAGCGGCCTGGAGCTGGTTGTCGTTCAATCCGGACGCCTTCATCAACGACTGTCGTGAGGTGTTCGCCCTGCACCTGATGTTCTTGTCGATCATCGGGAGTGTCATCCTCATCTGCGTCCTCAGTTTGGCGGGGAATGTGGCCTTACTCATTTCCTTATCCTTTCCGTAGCTTTCGGTTGGTGAGCGCTTGAGAGGTCAAGACCTAGAATCTGCTGATGGAAACGCTCGGCCGAGATTTTCGGCCGAGCCGGTCAACAGATTCCAAAGGTCTTGCAGAGCGTTTCGGTCGGAGCCGCGCCGTCGATAACAAGAGCGGCCGAAGCCGCCGGGAATGGTCCCCAATCAGGCCACGGCCGAAGCCGTCTATGGTCGCCCGATTCCGCCTTAATCGACGGCCTGAGAGGGTCGGGAGCTAAATTTCGTCTCGCAAATGGCGCGATAGCCACGCGCCTGGCGTTGCCGGTCGCTAACCCGGCTCAGCGGTGGCAGGGGTACGCCATACGCCCCATATGCCGTTCGGTTTTGTCAGTCGTCGTCGGTGAGGAAATCACCCAGACGGACGATCGCGAGCACCAGCCCCAGCATGAACAACACGAAGGGGCTGAGCAGAATCAGAAGAACGATCTTGATGAAACGTTTCACGGTCAATCCTCCTCGTTGAAGCAGCGGTCGATCTGTTTCTCAAGGTCGTCAAGCTCGTAGCCGTTGAACGGGACGCGCACGGTGACTTCTGCCGTCTCAACGATCAGCTCGTAAAAACGTTGACTGCTTTTCCTGTCCACACGTTTGACTGTGACGCTCATTCCTGGGCTCCTTCCCATTCACGACGGGCACGCCTAGCGTGCGTCATCGCCTTGTTGATCACGCCCTTCATCGTCTGAAGGTCGCCCATGTCCAAGCCATCGAAATCGAACGATCGTTCGCCCACCTTGATGTGGCAGGCGAAGCCGTAGGGATTGCCGCCGGTGCATTCCGACGGGTCGATGTCCAGCACCTGGAAGTAATTGCCGGTGCATTCCGGATTGAAAACACTCATTTCACTGCTCCTTGATTCATGGATGGACGGGTAGGCTCCTTCCTCCGCAGCGATAGGCTTGTAATCACACAAACCAAACCTTTCAAACAACGAAGGAAGGAAGAATATATGCACCTGGACTTCAGCGACATCATCGCTGCCGTCTCGCTGGCCTGGTCAGGCTTCAGATACGGCATGAGACACCTCCAACGGCACGGATAGATTGATGGACATGAACGAAATTCTTGAATGGCTGTCCGCAGATTGGTGGAATGGCCTCGGAGTGATCCTGGCAATCGTCGGCGTTCCTAGCCTGTTCGCCGGCATTCGGTATGTCGTGCGTAAAGTCCGCCACACAGACGACGAAGAGACCAAACCGATATCCAACGAGCAGATAGACGCCATGTTCCCCACAACAACGTCGGCGACTCTCAAGCCTCCCATGCCGCCAAAATTCAGAATTGATATCAACGAAAGCGGGGCGAGTTTCGTCCTCACCAACATCGGAGGCCCTGCGCGTAACATCTCCGTGTTCGCCGAAGCGGTCGAGGGAACCTACACGAACACATGGAACAACCATCTTGGAAGAACCGACAGCAAACCATGGGCGCTGTCCGACATTCATTTCTTCAACATTGAACTGCCGAAACTGCGCGAGGAGCGACAGCAAGGCGGCACCACATTCTTTGACGGACACGTGGAGGACGGGGACGGCAAAGCCCATTACCCCATCAAATTCACCATCGTCTGGGACGGATGCCCTGAACCCGTGGAGATCATTAAAACCATCAACTAACATCCGGGGCCTCCGTAATCCGGCCCGACAGCGCTTCGCCAAGCTCGTCGCGCAACGCTTCGGCCTCGGAACGATTCAGAGGAACAACGAGGTTCCCCACAGAACCGGCACGAGAGAACTCGACGAAGAACACATCAGGGCAATGCGCCAGACGACTCACATGCACCGACACACGTTCCACGCCAGCCATCACGCCACCTCCTTGGAGTCCGAACGACCGACGAGATAGTCAATACTCACGTCGAACACTTTGGCCAATCGGCTTATGTCTCTAAGCGTGTAGTTTGCTCGGCCGTGAAGCTTGTTGGTGAAGAGTTGCTGACTGATGCCGATTTCAGCAGCCACGTCTTTCTGTGTGAGGCGATTTTTGCGGATGAGTTTGCGGACTCGTACCGAAGTATCGCCATGCGATTCGACTAAAACCATACGATAGTCATATCGCAT